CGGTATGAAACAGCGTCAATTCCTGGGTTATCCGTTAGTTTTGACGGAACGAAGATTCTGCCCTCGCTTTTACCTTCAACGATAAAACGCTGTCTAACCCAGTTGGGTGCAGGGTTTGAGGCTGAACGCATCCGAAGTGGGACCGAAGAAAGTGGCCCAGATGCTGGTCGGCGCAAACGGGAGAACATATATCTGTAGTCACTTTCACGGATTTCTGTTACTTCGTCCATGCCGATAAATTGGAATTCCGAACCTTTATAGCGAAGGTAGTCGCCGGTGTTATTCAGATAACCGAATGAGACTCTCGCCCCAGACGGGAATGTCGCTTGAAAACTGTTGTTGTTCCAGTGGATGTCATCGTAAAGAGCAACCCACGACTTAAAGCGGTCCATCAACGCTCCAGGAAGTGACAAGTCGGCAAAAGTTCGACGAAAGAGAATTGCGGAATAGTTGGGAACATCCACGTACTGCAAGGCAGACATGAGTAGAGCAGAAGACTTTCCACCGCCTGCCGCTCCCCCAAACAATGCCTCAATAGAGTTTGTTCGCAAAAAAACTTTCTGATTTATTGACGGCTCTTCAGGGCAGAAGGGTGGCATCTTTGGTTGAAGATACTCCAGAACCTGATTCCAATTTGTTGTCATATTTAATTTGCCTCTTGATACAGTTAAGCACGGAATGCGCTACTGTAGGTGATATGTCAAAATTACTGCTCAGGATTAAATCCTTGCCATCGCGCGTCAAATCTTTATTTAAACGGGCTACCTTCGCCAACTTGCTCATGATTTCATTTATACTGTTTACCAGTATTGGTGCGGCAATGATTTTTCTACCTGCCGGGCTGATAGTGGCAGGCATAACGTGTGGTTTTTTCGGCTTCCTATTAGGTCTTGAGTAAATATGGCATGGAATCAATCGAGCAATAAATCGCTCGCAAACGCACAATCCAAGGAGCTTGGACCTGGTGCGCCCATAGCGCAGAACCCAAGTTATGCAGGACGACCTTATAGAGACTCATGGGATGTTGAGCGCGCATACCGCGAAGGCATGCAGAAGGTTACCTGGGTTGCAAGATGCATCGATGCAATCGCTGGGAACCAAGCACGACTCCCAATCATTCTTCGTAAAGACAATTCTCCAGACGGAGAGGTGCTTATTGGAAACAGAGCAAAAAACAACTCTTTGCTTGAAGTCCTAAACACTAAATCAAACGTTGGTGAAAACTCATTTATTTTCCGATACAGAATGTCCGCTCAACTCTTGCTGGGTACACGCGGTGTTTTCATTGAAAAAGTTCGTGGTAGAGACGGAAGAATAATTGGTCTTAACCTTTTGCCCCCTCAATCAACAGCGCCAATTCCAGATGCAAAGAAGTTTGTTTCTGGGTACGAAGTACAAATGCCTTACGGTCAAAAAATCATAATGAAACCAGAGGATGTTTGCTGGATTAGAAGACCTCACCCTCTTGACCCATATTTGTCACTTACGCCTCTTGAGTCGGCTGGTGTTGCAATTGAAATTGAAAATCTTGCAAAGCTGTACAACAGAAACTATCTACTCAACGACGGTAGACCTGGTGGTCTGCTCGTTTTGCGTGGAGAAATCGAAGACGATGACAAGGAAGAATTAAAGAGCAGATTCCGTGGGAACATCGGAAGAGCGGGTCATACGACGGTTATCTCTGCTGACGATGGCGTTGACTATGTGGACACTTCTGCGTCGCCAAGAGACGTTGCGTACGCTCAGATGCGACAGATTACAAAGGAAGAAATCCTTGCATCATTTGGTGTTCCAGAGTCAGTAATTGGAAACGCTGCGGGAAGAACCTTCAGCAATGCAAGCGAAGAAATTCGTGTGTTCTGGATGGAAACAATGCTTCCGCACCTTGAGCCACTTGCTCGCTCATTGGATGAACTCGATGATGAGTACTACGTTGACTTCGATACAAGTGAAGTTCCAATCCTTCAGCTCTACAAGCAAGAGCGTGAAAGATACCTGATGCAGGAGTTCCAGACTGGCCTTATCAGCAACAACGAGTACAGAGCAGGCTCCGGAAGAAAAGAAGTTGAAGCCGACCTAGCCGATTCGTTGTTGATGAATCCAAACTTGATTCCAATCGCAAACACAAAAAAGAAGATGGAAACAGCTCCGTCAGCAGAGATGGGTGGCGCACCTGGCGTCCCTGGCGCGCCAGTCCCTGGAGCACCAATGCCAGAAGCTCCAATCCCTGGCGCAGAAGGACAGCCACCACTTGACCCAAATACAATGCAAGGTGCACTAGCGCAAGTTGAATCACCAGTCGCTCCGGCTCCAGACCAGCTAGCCCAAAGCACGATTCCACCAGAAGCACTTGCTGCTGTTGCAACAACCGCAGAGCCAGTTCCAGGCGGAGCCGCATCTGTTCCAACAGGCGGAATGATGTACAAGTCAATCGAGAGCGAGTTGCAGGCAAAAAGCGCAGAATCGCTAACGAGATGGAACGAGATTCTCAACAGAAGCATTGAGCGAGTTATCGAGAGACAGCAAAGAGTTGTACTTGAGAAGGCAAGCGGTTCGAAGGCAAAGAAGTCGCTGTTTGCTGGAACTCTAGAAATTGACTCAATACTCTCCCCCGAGGTTTGGGACAAGCAAATGGACGAGGACATAAGGCCTGTTATATCGGCAATCATTCAGGATGCGTTTAATACGTACAATGATGGATACGGTCAGAAGTCTGAAAAGAGCATAAATCAGTCGGACCTCAATGCCCAGATTGATTCACAGATGTCACGCATCAAGAGCATGAATCTTGACAACTTCAATCAAATATCTTCGATGATGTTCAACTCGCTATCCGTGATGGGCGAGGAAGAAAGGGCTGCCTCCTTCCGTGGTGCTGTTGTAAGCATGTACGCAAATCTCATGGCTAAGCAAAGATTTGAAATTGCCGAGGACGAATCGCGAAGAGCATGGAAGTTCGGGCAGTTCATTTAGGGACTTTCAGTAAAACAACAGATTTACAATTCATTTACTGAAACTATTTGATTTTGTATCAATACTTGCTGTGAGCGCGCTCATTGTTCCTCTAATATCGTTTAGAACCAAGGAGCGCTATGCCAAACTCTAACTTCGGAAATATTCAATACAAGGCCTCCAATGGTCTCATCAAGCTCGATGAACTAGAGGGCATTGTTGAATGTTTCGTTTCGGGGATTGGAAACAAGGACTCTGTAGGAGATATCTGCGCTACTGGTGCATTTGCTAAGAGCCTTCAGCGTCGCAAGCCGCGTGTTGTATGGGGCCACAACTGGAATGACCCAATTGGTAAAGTTCTGGAAATTTACGAAGTTCCAGCATCAGACCCAAGACTTCCAATGAAGATGAAAATGGCTGGAATCGGCGGTCTTTACGCGAAGGTTCAATTCAATCTTCAGTCAGAAAAAGGCAGAGAAGCATTCGCAAACGTCGCCTTCTTTGGTGAAGAACAAGAGTGGTCAATCGGCTACAAAACTCTCAGAGCTCAATACGATGAAAACCTTCAGGCAAACGTTCTTTACGAAGTTGAACTCTACGAAGTTTCACCCGTTCTCCATGGGGCCAATCAGCTAACCGGAACAATTTCGGTTAAGAGCGATGAAGAGAAGATGCATGGGATGATGCCTATGTCAATAAGCGCTCCATCATCAGAGCCACGACGAGACGGACTGTTTGACGAAGGTGTTTCACAAAGAATAAGTGGACCACAGCTTGCAGGAGTGGTTGCCGAACTTTCACGCCGCGCCGCAGGACCAGTCATGGTTGTTGAAGCGACTGAGAACTCTGTGGTTTTTGTGAAGCCAGGAAAAGGAAAATTCAGAATTGGTTACCACTTCACTGGAAGCGAGTACATGTTTGGCAAGCCAGAATTAATTCACGCAGAACAGGCAAAACCGCCAGTCCAGTCTGGCCCTTCGCCAATGCCTGGGATTATGGGCAAACCGAATAAGCCGTCGACAAATAACCCTGCAATGGCAATGCCTGTAGCAATGAAGCCAGTTAATGGCGGAATGGTCATGGTTCCATTGGCGCCTGTTGAGTACGAAGGTTCTGACAAGAACAAAAAGCCAGAGCTTGGTGCAGAAGAGAGCGAGCTTGCCGAATCGCTTGTTCGTATCGCTCGCAAGTACGGAAAGTTTGACGAAGACGGCGACGGAATTTGGGCTGGATACTATCCTCCGGCAGAAAACAAAGTAAAAGACATTGGCGTTAAGTGCTCAAACTGCGTTCTTTACCAAGGTGAAGGCAAGTGCAAGATTCTTGACTTCAAGGTCGAAGATGAAGCCAAGTGCAGATTCGCAATCATCCCAGATGGTGTTGTAGTCGGCTACGGCAAAAAGCAATACAGCGACATTCTTGATGACGAAGAAATCAAGATGATTGAAGACATCGAGGCTAAGTATCCTGGCGAATTCATCCTTGGAACTTTTAGAAACCTTGTGAAGAAGCGCAGAAAGAAGCGCAAGTCATACAAGACTCTTGAAGAATGGGGCGTAGAGGAAAGCGAGCTGGAAGAGAAGGGTCTTGACCCATTCTTGGCTAATGAATATGCATATGTCATCCCAGTAAATCTTGAAGACGCATTTGAGTTCAAGTCTGTAATTGACCCAGTTCTTGATTACCACAGAATTGACACAACCGTCAACGAGTACGGAATCGTGATTAACTCACCGCTCAGCGAAGAGTCGAAGGACGCTATAACTAGAGCTGCATCTTCCGCTTATGAATTTCTAAAAAAAAAAATAACTTCTGAGCAAATAGAAGAAAAAGCTCTCGGCCGCAGAATTGCTGGCCGCGCAATTGACAGACCAAATATTGGCGGTAAGAAGCGCCGTGGTGGACGCGGAATGGGAATCCCATCAGGAGACCTTGACCCTCGCACTCGACGCGACAGCAACCTAAACGGAGATTTATTCGACGGCGTTCCTGGCTGGGAGCAACCAGACCCAACGCCAAATGGTCCTGGCTCAATTAACAATCCAAAACCTTCTAAGCGTCAGCTTGCTGATGCCAAGAAGCCAAGCGGTGGAGAAAAGCTCTCTAGCGGAACAAGGAACATGCGTAGACACGCTGACCGTTCTGCTGACATGGAGAAACAATTCCCAAATGCTGAAGAGAACCAGAAGCGGATGGACCATGAAGCGATTGCTAAAGCATGGGATGACCAGGGTCTTGGTTGGGAAGAAGTTCCGCGTTACAACGCAGATAACAATTTAAGTTCCGACTTTCTCCGTGGACGTGAAATTGGCGTTAACCAAGCACGTGTTATGTGGAGTGGTGACTCTGTAA